GTGTCGAGGTCCATGGGCTTGTATCCGGCGCAAAAGAGCATAGTCAGAAATTGGTCATTGCCGGAAATTATGGTGAATGGTCTGGCGGCAAGCGGTGGGAAATACCTCACCGTGCCATACACTTTCGGGATGAGTCCGAATGGGTTTGCCCGATTGCCAATACCCGTGACCGAGGATACCAGCCTCGCCGGTTCGTTATTGCTGGACAGTGGGGCAAAGCTAACAGCGCTCGGAGTGGGGGCAATGAGCCCGCCGAGCCCTTGCAGTGCAAATGATGCACCCAGGCCGAATAACCCTCCGGAGACTGAGAGCCCCGCAACCGTCAGACCTTGAAGCCCTGGAACAAAAGCCAGTGCAATCAGCGCGACCCCCGCCAATATTTTAAAAATATTTTTCCCGCCGCCGCCACCACCGCCATCGCCAGGCACCAACCGCGCAGAGACCAGGCTCGTATTCCCAGGTGTGACCCATTGCATGTTCTCAGAGCTAATGGGCACACCGTCAATCTCGACATAGAGGTATGGGAATATTTTTTCCTCAAATCCTAAACCCGTAAACACCTCACCGAGTGGCATGCTCGGAACAAGCTCGTGCGTCTCGCTCTCATCTTTCAGCGGGTGAGGAAAGAGCGTCAGCGTCGGCGCATCGTTAGTCTGCGTGTGCATATTCGTATAATCCTACCAGCCGCGTATTCCACGTCATGCTATCAACTCGTTCGATGCTAGTCTCCACACCATCCCTGACGTTGAGCATTTCATCCGCATTGACCATGATCCCGATGTGAAGTGGTTTGCCATAAATCCGAAACAAGCCCACGCACCACGGTGTATACTGGTCAATGTGTTTCCACGCGCCATTTCTTGCCGTATTGAATGCTGCGCAAATATTTTCACGATCTTGTTTGATGGTGTCATAGGCATGGTCATATGTTTTGAGGGTGAGGCCTAATTCATTCCGATACACCAAACACACGAGGCCGTAACAGCTCACCCCTCCCTCATCCATCCCATGTTCGTTGAATGGGATGCCGATATATTTCCCTACCCATTCAGGTATCATTGAAACAGTCCGGGATTTGAGGATGGCCGAAATGTCCCCTTGTTGGCTGCTGCGTTTAAAATATCCTCGAACCCTAGCTCACTCGTCACCGTGAATAAATCGCCGTCAGGACTCCCCATGGTGTAGGCCATTGGGCCATACTCCACGGTATCAGGCTCAGAGACCGTCACGACCTCGAACGTCACGGTCGGCGGAGTGCTGACCGTTCGCACGGCCTCGACAATTCGTCGATCAATGTTGCTGATGGAGAGTTGCACACTCGGGGGGCGGTCCGGATCCATCTGCATAAACGGGAGTGAGTAGGGAAAATACAGATACGAATCCCCGCGACTCGTGAACCCGTCGCGGTGGTTGCAGAACCGATAGGGTTGTCCCCACTGCGCATGTGTAAATGTCAACAAGGTGACAAACCCCTCGTCTGTTTCTTGAGCCAGCAATGCCGCTGTGACCGCCGCGCTTGGCATATTATGGCTTGACCTCTAGCTCAATGGATGCCGTCCACAATGGGCCGGATTTGTGGGTCCACGTTGGCGCTTTCATAAAAAATGTTTTGGTCACGTTTAATCTGGGGTGGGTATCATCAAACGAGGACGCTCCACCTTTCAGCGTGGTGACATAAAATGTTTCCAAATCGTTGACCTGGCTCGTGGTCATGAGCATGGTAAAAGAAAATGAATCATAGGCCGCATCTGTTTTGAATCTTCGTGTAGGCGGCCCCTCGTCGTTTTGCTGTTCAAGCATTCTCTCGCCCAACTTTCCGCTCATGCCTTCGGCTTGGCTGAGCGGTGGAAGGGTGAGCGGCCATACATTCGGCATTATCGCAACCTCGGCACACGGGTTTTCCCTAACAGGTCTTCGATGGCCTTGGCGGACGGCCCGCCCGCTCGTATACGTTCGCTCATTTTCCGATCCAATGCCACAAAAATGTCTTCACCACCCGATGAGTTTTGACTGCGGGACACCTCGGCGGGCACACCAGAGTTGTTATTGATGAACACATGTGTGTGTGTACTGAGGCCTCTCCCACTATTGAGCGCGGCTAGATTACGCATTCCTGCCACCGACAGGATCCCCTCCCCAGGTGTCAGCATGGCAGGGATGGTATCGCTTGCGGCAATGCCGCCATGAGCAAAGCCTAGAACCCGTCGGCCAGGGACGATGCCGCCATCAGCGGCACCGAAAAAACCACCGAGGCTATCAAGTAATCCGTCACCACCGCCGCCGAAAAAGCCACCGATGCTATCAAATAATCCGCCGCCACCACCGCCTTTCCCGCCTTTCTTGCCGAAGAACTGTTGGAAGAGATTGTCTGAGGCCATATCAATCAGTTTGTCACTCATCCGATTGGCGAATTGATCAAAGGAGTCACCGAGCGACTTGAACACGTTTTCGCCACGGCTCACATCTTTGAAAAAGCCTTTGAAGCTGCCCCCCAAATCATCGCGGATATTCACACCCATCACGGTCATCGTCGAATTTAATTTGTCCAACTCCGCCGTGATGACCATGACCCGCGCCTGTTGCCCTGCGGTCATCACGTCTTGATCACGCAACCGTTCTAGCTCTGTGTTCAAGAGTTCGACTTCGAGGCGAGTCGTTTCGGCTGGGTTAACCCCACGAATGCGTGAAGCTCTGACGCGACCACCGAGGATGGTTTCTTCGTCCTTACGTGCTTGGATCGCGTCTGCCCCGGCTTTCTTTTGGCTGCTAAACTCTGCCTCTAAGTCCTGCAATGAACGAAGCTGGACGATTTCGGCAAAGGCTAACTCGTCTGCTGTTGCTTTCTTCCTTCTGGTGTCCTCGGCATCAAGGTCTTGCAAAGATTGTAGGTGTCTCACTTGCGCAAAGGTGAGGGCCTCATCAGCCTTCTTTTTCTTCTCGCTGGTCTTCTCGCTAATCGCCGCCAGCTTCTCTTGATTGGCAAGGGCGTCTCCCTGTGGCGAGCGTTGGACTTTTGGTGGCGCACCCGTCGGCCCGATTCGCGTTTGTGTTCTGGCTGCGGTGGACGTGGCAGACTTCGAGGATGGCTGCGTATTATTAAAATCACTCACCTTTGTTGAGAGTGAGAGCAGGGCATCCCCTGCGCCCATCGCCTCTTTTTTGATATCCCCCATTTCGTCGGCCATATCTGACAAAATTTGCCTGGCGGTACCGAAATTGCCAGACATGGCTTCTGTGGCCGCTGCGAATCCGAATGTCAGCAACGCAATGATTTCTTTGGCTGGGAAGATGAGGACTTGGAACGCCTGCGCCAACTTCGCGAGGGTAAATGTGACCGCCGTCCCTACTGGCCCGGCAAACTCCACAAACGCGCCAATCATGTCTGTCATGAGTGGGAGCATGGGCAGGATGACTTTATTCAGAAAACCCTCACCGGCCTTTGTGAGCCTGTCCAGTGCATCGTTGAATGCCGCCGACTCTTGGGCTTGCTGCGCGGTGATAGGACGCAACTCATTGGCCTCTTTCACCATGGAGGCCAACCCCGCCGCGCCACCGTTCAAGAGAGGGATTAACTCCGCGCCGCTTCGTCCTAGGATGCGTTGAGCCAAGGCGGCCTTGGTTGTGCCGTCCTCAAATTGGCTAAATTTTTCAGCCAGTTCAGTCAGCACGTCTTCGGTTCCCCGAAGATTGCCCTGGGAATCCACGGAAGAAATGCCTAGCTGCTCCAATGCGTCTTTAGCTTCACCGGTGCCATTGGACGCATCGAAGAGGTTTTTCGCCATGGTGCGAAGACCCGTGTTGAGGGTTTCTAGGGATGTGCCGCCTTGAGTGGCCGCAAATTGCAGACCGTTCAACGTTTCAACGGCAATGCCGGTTCGCTGCGCGGTTTTTTGGAGTTGGTCGCCGAGATCGGCGACGCTGGTAATGGCACGGCCCACGGCACGGACGGCGAACGCTCCGGCCATAACTTTGGCTGCGCCAAGGATGGACGCTTTGAAATTCGCCACACCCTTCTGGGACTTTTGCATGCCAGAAAGGAATTGGTTTGAATTCAATAACAGACGTGTATTGATTGTTTGTCCTGGCACTACGACAACACCCCATCACAATTCCAGCAGGCGACTGCTTCAAGGCCTTCGGTGTTTACGCAAAAGTATTTCATGCTGCCGGGTTGTCCTGGACCTGCAGTTCCCATGCCAGTGAAGCGGCTAATTTTGGTATGTTTATCGGCAGTTATGAAAACATGC